GCGGTGTTTTCGCTTACTCCCTTGTGGCTCACTATCCACACCCCGTTTTCAGCTAACACACCACTTGATTTGTGATACACATTTTCTTGAGCGGTGGGTCTTTATGGGCTTCCACGCTTTGACTAACTCGCACCCTGCATTCGGGCAAGCGGTGTGTTTGATCCAAATTGTCTAAAATCCAGAATAGGTTAGTGAAGGTTGCCTTTCTTTATGCTTGTAAGGCTCAAGCCCTCTTGTATGCGACTACAACGAGGAGTACAATAATTGAGCGACTACAACTCAATTAAGGAGAACATTATGAGAAAACATAACGCTGATACACTAGCCTTGCTTTTTGCACGAGATATTGCAAAATCAGCAAGTGCATCAATGGGCTTGCCTGTTAATCAACTTAATCAAGGCACAGCTGAAGAAATTGCAGACTTTGTTGAAACGCTATCTAAAAGATTTGAAGCTTTAGATGACAACATTTCTGTTCCTGCCGTTCTTAATGCTTATAAGAGTCAATCAGACAAATAGCATCGCAAGTTAATTTTGCGAGTTCATCTGGTGGGTAATTGGTATTTCTCGCCACACTGTTTAAGATCGCCTGCTTGATGCGTTCTCGTTCACGCTCAGGCAGGTTTATTTTTTCTTGCGTTGTTTCAGATTGTGAAGTGGTCATAAATAGCTCCTTTGTTGTTACTAATAACCTTCACTAACCCATTCCAAATTTTTAAAGAGCAGATTATTTAAAACAGCTTTCATCTTCCGTTTGCTTCAACGCTTGGCGGTCGTTGCGGATGTTTCCGCATTGAGGGCTAAGGGTTTGGCTCTCCGTTAAAGCTGTTTTAGATAACGCCTGATTTTTGTTATCAGGCTGTTTTGTTTCGACGGGTGCATTCTACTTAAAGTAGAAAATAATTGCAACACAAAGTAGAAGATAAATAAGGGGATTTTCTACTTAAAGTAGATAAACGTTTGATTTTAAAGGAAATAAATTTTAAACGAGGTGGTTTAAGTGGTGGTTTTTTGAGCTATGAGAAGTTTTTTTTTGTGATCTAGCTCGAAAATTTTGGAAGGAGTTTTAGACAAAAAATAAGAATTGGTTAATATGTAATGAAAAGGAGACAGTTATGAAAGTATCAAAAGACGAAGTGTTAATCGAATTGAGCAATTTAATTGGAAAGGATATAGCTATACTATTGTTGCTATCACAAGCACTTGAGGACGGCTATGGTGAGTTGATATCAATAGTACATCAGGATATAGAGATTGAGGAATAGTGGGCAATAAAAAAGCCCTCGTGGTGAGGGCTTGGTATTATTTTACTCTAACAATGCTTTGGTCTTTAATGCTTCAAGTGATGAAGATTGTAAAATTGATTGCATTTGTTGAATAGCCAATCTATTTAAAAGTTTTAGTCTCTCAAGTTGAGGGACGCCTTGTTCGATAAGAAGAGCATTTTGACTTTCCAAAGAGGCTAATACAGTAAGTTGCTCTATTGTTGCATCATCTCTTATATTCCCTTTTCTGCCAGGATTTTCTTTTCTCCATTCTGCGGCACATTTCCCGAAGAGTGCTTTATTTAGAACATCAGCTTCAATAGCGTACACTTTGCCTTGCTTTGAACTATCTAATAATGGTGGGATTAAATGTGCTTTAACGGCATCAGTATGGATACGATAATTTACTTTTGAAAGAATGCGCTTAACATTCCACTCTAATTGCCCTTCGCTTGCCTCTCTTTGTTTAAGTCGTTGGAATTCAGAAATGAGGTATAATTTAAATTCTGGGCTTAGCCAAGAGCCGAATTCTAATGCAATGTCTTTGTGAGCATAAGTCCCACCATATCGACCTGCTTTTGCTGTAATTCCAATGGCATTCGTTTTTTCTATCCAGGTTTTAACAGATAAAATAAAGCTATTTGAACCAGACATATTTTTAATTCCCTCGAATTCGGGGGAATTAAAATTTGTATTATTTAGCTTTTCCCATACACCAAGAAATTCTAAAGTGCTACGATTACGAATCCAAGATTCGATTAGGGCACTACCACCTGTAAATCTTTTACACATATCTGTAAGGCAAATATAATCTTCGCCACCTAAGTTTTGGACTTGAATGTCAGTACCTTGAACATTAATAATTTCATTCTTTGCCATAATTTACACCTCTGCTGTTATATTAATTTACAATTACAAATAACTCCTATGTTCAGACTCTACAAATCCAACACCAAGCTCTCTTTCGCAATGCCAGCCATATAGTGCATTTTACGGATGTTTTCTTGGTAAAGATTGATTGGGTCGTGGTTTTCATTCACGGAATAGAGCGTAAGTCTACCGCCTTGTTCGTAGGCGTAGATTTTAACCATCACTTGGTCTTCATCGGTCACCACCAGCACTTCATCCCCATTTTTGATTTCGTGATTAGGTTCAATAATCACATATTCACCGTGCTTAATGCGTGGGGTCATCGAATCGCCCTGGCATTTTAGGGCATACACATCTTCATCACGGCTTGGCCACCAGATGTAGCCGTCACCCTCACCCACAGGGTATTCTAAATCTACCCAATGCCCTTCAGCACCTAATTGGGCGTAGCCACGAATAGGCACACGGTTCACGGGTACGGAACGCATTTTCAGGAAGTTCACGCCTTTCGAGTTTTGGCTAAGGTCGTCATAAAGCAAGCGGTCTGTTGAGATAAGAAATAATTGTTCAAGCGTGCTTAAAAAGAGTTTTTCATTTTCCACGTTGTCGGAGTTTAGCAGCTCTAATAAGCGGCTTTCTTCAATCTCGGTTCGCTCCGCCAAAAGTGGGAGTGAGATGCCTTTTTTACGCATTAAGAATTTGACGTTGTCGAGTAAGTGGACTTCTTGCGTAGTTGTTACCGCAAGGTTTGAACTTTCGCCATACTCTAACCACGCTGGAGATACGCCAAGATAATCAGCGATTAGTTTTAACTTTTTCTCTCTAGGTTTTGCTACACCCATTACGTATCTACGCACCATTTCATAAGTGGTTCCAAGTTCTTTGCTGAGTTCTGGAATGCCTACGCCTTTTTCATCCATCACAGCTTTTAATCTTGTAGCAAATGTATTTTCAGTATTCATTTTCGTATTCCCCTTTTATGGTTTCTACCTAAGGTAGAATTTTAAAACGAAAATAAACTTGCAACAATGCTATTTTAAATAGTAGAATGCTACTTTAAGTAGAATAGACAAGGGAAAGATCTGTGCAACCAATAGAAAAAGTATTTGAACTCGTTGGCGGTCAGTCTGGATTAGCAAAGCATTTCGGTATTAGACCGTGGGCAGTTGCGAAATGGAGAAAATCAGGTGTTCCAGCAGAACGCTGTCCAGAAATCGAACGCATCACAGAAGGCAAGGTAACTTGCGAAGAGCTACGCCCTGATGTGAATTGGGGTGTGTTACGTAATTCAAAAGGCAAATAAAAAACCCGTGCAGGAACACGGGTTCTATACAGGAATGAATCGTTTATGAAAGCGACAGAATTATTACCGATTACAGAAAAAAATGCAAGCTTAACGATGAGTAGTCGTGAGATTGCGGAAATTATTTCTAACCGCCATTCAGTTGTGTGTCGTTCTATTGAGCGACTAATTGAGAAAGGTGTTATTAAGGGGTATGCACCAATGGTGTACACCCACGAACAAAACGGACAACAGTATTACGAATATCATCTTGAGAAACGCGATACTTACATTGTAGTTGCACAGCTTTCACCAGAATTTACCGCTCGTCTGGTTGACCGCTGGCAAGAACTGGAAGCTCAACAAGCGGTGCAATTACCGCGGACTTTTGCGGAAGCCTTGCGTTTAGCAGCAGATTTGGAAGAGCAAAAACAGGCGTTGTTGCTCGAGAACCAGCAGCAATCAACACAGATTACCTCAATGGAAAGTTATTTTCGCAATGGCATCACTGCACCGCAATTTGCGAAAGGTTTAAATGGCGTGAATTCTCAGAAAATTAACGATCATTTGCAGCAGGTGAAATGGCTTTACAAAGATGGCAATAATGATTGGCGGGTGACTTCTTACGCACGTGATCGCTATATGACGGAAGAGCCTGTGCCTATTTCACCACACGGCAAAGAGCCATTTTTCACTTATCGCCCTGTGTTGCTACAAAAAGGGGCAGCCAAAATTTATAAGTGGTACACGCAACAGAAATTAACAATGAAATCCAATTGGAACGGTGAATTTACACAAGATAAGGCGGTGGGATTATGAGTATGTTATTAACCGCTCAGGCAATGAAATTAAAAGTAGGCAATCCTACTCGTAAATTGGTGTTGCTGAAATTAGCGGACAATGCGAATGATAAAGGCGAATGCTTTCCAAGTTATCAGCATATTGCAGATCATTGCGAGGTAAGTCGTCGTTCTGTGATTTCACATATCGATGCACTTATCAAAATGGGATTGGTGGAGAAAAAATCACGCAAAAATCAGGACGGTTCAAGTTCGAATTTGTACATTTTGCACCTTGAAAAGGGTAGTGAAAATATTGCACCCCCTAGTGAACGAATTTCACCCCCTAGTGAAAATGATTCACTCCCCCCTAGTGAAAATATTTCACCCATAACCAATCACTCTATTAACCAATCAATTAACCATATTGATTTATCGTTGCAGACGAAAACGTCTGCGACTTCGCCTACCAAAAAATTTAGTTTTACTGAAATGGATTTGGCGATGGCGAAAGAGATGTTTGCTCGCATTCAAAAACTCAACCCGAATCACAAGCAACCGAATTTTGAAGCGTGGGCGAATGATATCCGACTGCTGAGCGAACGAGACGGCAAGAGCCATCCTGAAATCATTGAGTTGTTCGAGTGGGCAAATCAAGACCGTTTCTGGCAAGCAAACATTCTCAGCCCACGCAAGTTGCGAGAGAAATGGGATGTGTTGGTATTGCAACGCAACCGCCAAGCTAAACCTCGTAGGGATAACCTGAGCATGGAATGGAATACCGCTGAGGCGTGGGAGAACGTGCTATGAGCCAGTTGCAAACTATCACGCAAAATCGACCGCTTGTGAACGAGACGGCTGAACGCTTGGTAAATCGTGTGTTTGAGCAATTGCTGGCGAGTTGTCCGAGATTGTCGTATTACACCGCTGAGCAAGTGGCAACGGCTAAGCAACAATGGATTTTAGGCTTTGCAGAAAACGGGATTACAACCGTTGAGCAAGTTAAACAGGGTATGAAAACCTTGAGAGCGAAGGAAGATGATTTTGTACCAAGTGTGGGGAAATTTATCGGTTGGTGCAAGGTGGTTGATTACACCCAGTTAGGTTTGCCAACGCTCGAAAAACTACTCAAGCGGTTAAATCACTTTGCCTCCTATGGACTTGAGGAAGCTGACAAATTCTCGTTCAAAAACGATGCGGAATACTGGCTGATTACCGATTTGTATCGTCGAGAACGGCGTTACTTGTGGCAAGAAAGCACGTTGCGGAGTCAAGCAGAACAGGCGTTACTTGCGATGGCAAAACGCATACAAGCGGGCGAAAACATCCCAGAGCGTGCAAAGGCGATTGAAAAGCCGAAGGAATATATCCCCGCTCATCCATTGGTGGAAGCGGAATTGAGAAAGCGGAGAAGTATGAAACAGGAAGGTTGGAATGGCTAAAGAACAAGAATTTGACCGCGATACGTGGGAAACGCCTCAATACTTAACCCAGTGGGTGGGTAAACGTTGGCATTGCAGTATGGACGGCTGTGCTACTTTGCAAAATAAAAAATTCGGGCATTGGATTGGTACGAAATCTGGCGAAGATCGGGATTATTTGAACGTTGCAACGGATTTTCTAGCCGATGGTTTGCCAGAGTTTTTAAGTGATTGGGGGAGCGGTTCACATAGCATTTTCGTCAATCCCCCTTACTCCGATGTTACGCCATTTCTGCAGCAGGCAAAACGCTTGCGTGATGCTGGGCATTTAGTGGTGATGTTACTTAACAACGACAAATCTACGCAGTGGTATCAGCAATGCGTTCACGGTGTGGCAAATGAGGTGATTGATCTTGTCGGTGGTCGCATAGCGTTTATTAACCCGGTTACGGGCAAGGAAATCAAAGGCAACAGTAAAGGACAGATGATTGTGGTGTTTGACCCAACAATGGAAGATTTTGTGCAACGGTCGGTAAGTCTGGATTTTGTGAAGAAGGTAGGTGGTTATGAGTAATAACAGCAATATTGAGCTAGTTAAGAAATTATTACAGAAAGCGGGCGTGGTCATTCACCCAAAATCAGAAGGGTTTATGGTCTATGCCTACCGAAATGGCAAGCAGTATGAAACCTTTGTTTGCAGTTGGTTGGGTTCTAATTTAACGGTATCTGTTTCCATTGATGGTAAGGCGAATTTGAAGAAAAGTGCCAAAATTGTAAAGGGTATTTTCGGAAAGCAATTTGCGGTAAGTCATTTAGTGGATTGTCCATTTGATGGCAAGCAAGCGAATTATTTTAGTTGTGAGTTTTTGAATTAAGGCAAGAGGTTATGCAACTTGAAATGCTCAAAATGGCAGGTGGTATGCTTGCTCCGCTGGATGATATGCAAGCCGAAGCCTTGATGAAGTTCAAGACGGGCGAGCAGTATCAAGTGGAAATTAAACAGGTTCGCAATCCTGCTTTTCATCGTAAGGTATTCGCTTTCTTTAAGTTCTGTTTTGACCATTGGGCAGCGGATAAAACCGAATGGCGATATTTTGATGAACGTACGCAGTTTGACACCTTCCGCAAAAATCTGACGGTGCTAGCGGGCTACAAAGTGGCGAGTTATACGATTGACGGGCGAATGCGGGTAGAAGCTCAATCACTCTCTTACGGCAATATGGAACAAGACGAATTTGAGCGGTGTTATTCAGCGTTAATCAATGCTGCAATGCAAAATATTTTTAAAGGTTGCAATGATGAGCGGATTTTAGACCGCTTGTATGCGTTTTTTTATTGAGGTGTGAGATGGATTTTTTGTGGCTTGGATTAGGCTTCGGACTTATGAGCATTGGCGCTGCAGTAGCTCTTTTTATTATTGCGTGTGCAATAGATGTGATGTTTAAGTAAATATCAGGTAACTAAATGAACAACAATAACGAGCCGTACCATTGCCCCGCTTGCGGTGCGGTGTTGCACGCTTGGCGGGAATTTAGCGAGAAATCGGAAATTGACAAAATCAAGCCGTTTGAATGTACGGGGTTCCGCTGTGGGATGCGGTGGAAGGAAGAGGAAATGAGTAATGGTAAATCTACGTAAAGAAGCTAAAGGGCGTGATTGTATGGTGCGTGTGGTTGGTGTTTGTAATGGCAATCCCGAAACGGTAGTACTAGCTCATTATCGTATGGGCGGATTAAACGGTATGGGTATGAAGCCTGATG